ACGGATTAAAGTAAAGAAACGCTCTTGAACTTCATCGTAGGTCTCAACGTCACTACCACCTACGGCAGGTTGAGGGTTGGTGGCGGTTAAACCGTTGACATTAATCGCAGAAGTTCCGGTGATTGAGTTAGCCGGAGCATTATAAACGCTTCCTACATATTGCGAAGCAACCGTAGTGAAAACCGAAGACTCACCGGGAGCAACCGAAACTTCTTGGTCGGTTACGAATGTGAATGTCTCTCCGCCAGTTAAATTAGCGTTCGTCGTAAACGCGGTTCCTGCCGGAATGACGGTTACTGTGTCCGAAGGAGGAACAGTAATCAGAAGGCGAGCAACAGCCGGGGTACCCAGGCGCCGCATTGCTCCCAGGAAAGGACCGATCCACTCGATTAGAATCGATTGGGGAAGTTGATTTGCCCAGAACAGGAATTCTCCCTGTGCAAATGCCTGACCTTCTAACAGAGCCGCTAACGGGTTGCCTGCTGAAAAATCATTCAGAGTTTGGTTAGATGCCTGATAGACCTTTTGTGAAGCTGCCTGAACGAGTTCAGCTTCGTTCCTGGGGTCAAGTGGAATTGAAGGTAATGGTGCGTATCTCGCCACGATTTACCTCCTTAAGGTGTGCAGATTACGTCGGAGTTACCACTGCCAACGCTGTAGTTCTGGCAGGAGCCAGCGCTCGATGCATAAATACCGTTGTCGATTTCCAGTGATTCCAATAACTGTTCAATTTGCTCAAGCAGAACGAGTTTGGTGATCAAGTCCGCATCGACAAGAGCGGCGAACTTTTGAGGAATTGTTGGGCTCGGAATCCCGTTAGCATTATTATATTTATCGTTCGTTGTGTAGCTTTTCGGAGCGTTAGCTAAAACGTTGATTGGGTTGGCTAACGCTGGAGTTTGATCGTATCCAAAATTCCATGGACCGGTAACAACCTTGGCGCCGCTAACTGGGAGCCCGGAGAGAAACTTACCAGCCGAATCCAGTTCGGGCTGATCGGTGCCTAAAGTAACATAGGCGGAGTCTAAACCATTCGGTCCTGTCCGAACGAGCGAGTTAAGGCCGAGAGGCGGGTAGTGCCAATCAAGGTCTTGTCCGTCGAAATAGATTTGCTGGGCGCCATTTAACCATTGACTCGTGACAATGACCCCGGAACTAAAGGTCGTTTTGGCCATACGACGACACTACTGCTCAATATAGGATGGTTTTACCCTACTTGCCTTTACATCTCGTCCCCTTAATGTGTTTGGTGAGATTGCCAACATTCATGAGCATCCCACATTGGGGGCACGGTTGTTTTTTGGAGTTTGTTTTGCTAACGCCTTCGCTTTGCCGTTTGCGTTTTTCAGGTGAGGGATTGCGATTGCCTTCCCCTATTTTTAACTTAGTAATGTCATCGTGGTGCCATCCTATACCTCTAGGGGCGATGCCCTCAATGGCTCCGTTACTTTTGGATTTATTATAACATAGAGGATTTCCTACATGTTCTTGTAACATTGCATACTCATAATCTCGTGTTTCTAAATCATCTTCACACAAGATTTCCCATATAAACTTTTTAGGACTTTTCTGTAAATCTGCATGAAACTGACTTTCACTTTTTCTTATGTGATGGTTACCTATTCTGTTCATGTAATGGCAATATGATCTTGCAGACCCGATGTAATACCGACCCGTCTCTACATTCATTGCTCTATAAGTAAGCATAAAAAATGCCCCCATTTCTGAGGGCATTATAGTGGGATTTATTCCCAGTAAACTATCAGGTACGCTCCCAGTAGTTGACCGTCATTTCAATCTCAATCGTCTGCACATCGCCGCTTTCGCGATCAACGTCAGCAGTTGTGATCGAAACGAACTGACACTCATAGCAAACGTACTGACCACCAGCAGGAGCTGAACCCTGACCGGAACAATCACGCGGAGTGATGGTGACGGTGATGGGGTTACAGTTGTAGGAGAGCCAGAATTGCTCGAGAGTCTTGAAGATTGTCGGGTCGTACGGGGCGGTCAGAGTGACATTGTCAGCCGTACGAGGACCAACGACGTGGTACAGACGGTTGCCTGTTCCATTAGCGTAGGTGCTGCTATCGGATGAATCATTGATTCCACCGAACTGAGTGAATACCGCTGTAAAAGTCGGTCCGCCAATCGCAGTGAAGGAAACTTCGTACTGCGCCTTAGTCAATGGGCGAAGAATAGCCATGATAACACCTCCTTAGTGTCCTAAATCAGGACAGAATGTCGGTGATCATAGCTCCGGAACCGATTCGACCAGTAGCACCCAGGCCAACAGGGTTGACAATGCGCTCGACGGTGATCTCAGCGCGGACAACGCGACGCTCACGAATGTAGTACTCAGGGCGAACGGCAGGGGTGCCGGTCAGCTGGTAGGTGTAAGCGAAGGCGGGGGTAGCAGCGTTAGCACCACCAGCGGGCATAACGGAGTCAGAAGGGCCGTTCGGGCTGTAGAACAGCAGGATGCCGTTCTCAGGGAACACGGGCTGCAGGCTACCGTCGGTGGCCAGATAACGACCCTCAGCCACACGCAGACCGCGCTCGAGACCGAAGTAACGGGCCAGCATGTCGGTGTCGATGCTGTCGGCGGTGGTGTACTTGATACGCTCAAGGATCGCGCTGTTGGTCAGCAGTTGGTCGAACACAGCAGTACCGACAACCATTGAGTTCGGACGGATACCGATCTGGTTAGCGACGGAGCGCTTCAGGGTCAGAACGTCTTCGATCGGGTTGGAGGTCAGAGATGACCAGGGTGTGGTACCAGCAGCGGTGGTGTAAGAAGCCGCGAAGCTGCTCCAGGTTTGGAAACCGAGACCGGTTTGAGTACCAGCGCCAGCGCTGGGCTCGTAAGGGTTGTAGCCAAGGGCGGTGTTAACTGTAACAGTCTGAGAAACGGTGTACTCATAGGCGTTCATCAGGCGTGACATAGCGTTGCGAGTTTCGATCGCACGCAGGTCAACCTGAGCGGGGCCTTCGCCAGCGTTCTCGATGACTTCTTCCGGCAGTTCCCAAGCCACGACTTCTTGCTCGAGAGCATAAGGCTCCGAGTCATAGCGGCTCTGAACGTAAGGAATGTTGGTGCCATAAGCACGACGGAAGTCGTTGATGGCGAATTGCTCTTTGCCGAAGCGCAGAATGCGGCCAGCACGAGTGGGGGTGTCGACGACGGGAGCGATAAAGTTCGCAATGTTGGTCGCCGGCAGCATGAAACCTTGGGCAAGTGTAGTCAGAATCGGATCTACACCTGCGTAGGTTTGTTGCAGGTTCATCATGGGAGGGAGTCTCCGTTAAACGGGATTGTCTTCAAATGTGTGCACACAGGGCTGGGACTTACACCGCAAGGATGCCCAGCCAAATGTTATAAGCCAGATTAAGAATCAGGCGAACGATACGAGAACCAGACGGCGGCCACCGATGTTCACGTTTTCGCGAATCTGAGGTTGAGTGCCATCCAGGGTAACCAGAGTGCCGGCATCGGCGATGGCAACTGCTTGACCCAGAACGTTTACCTTGAGCTGGGTGTTCAGACCGATAACAGAGGCGGTCGGGGAAACTTCAACCAGCAGGAGGCCGGAGGTAGCAATGGTCAGGGCACGGCTGGGAACGGGTCGAGCAAGAAGGGTGGGCATGTAAGCCTGGTTCACACCGAGGATCGAGCCGGTCCAGTTGGCAGGAGCCAGGGCGTCAGGCTGAGCAGCCTCGTTGACACCATCCTCAATGATGGGAGCAACGACGCGAAGTTCACCGACTTCGACGGCGCCTTTGCCGGCCAGTGCCGGGGGGATACCGGCGGCAATTGCGTCGTTGTAGACAGGCGAGTTAACTTCAGCGTTTTGGGCGGCGTTGTAGGTTTCAGCGTAACGGATGTACTGTTTGCCGTATACGGGTGCAGCATTAGTTGCCATGTTTTTATCCTTAATAAATGGACTTCAATGTTTGAATTTGTTTGCTCTAGGACTGGTTTGTTACCTAGTTGCAGTAAACAGTTTTACCCTTAACGGTATTCAATGTAGCAACGGCATCGATCGTAACACCGACAGCCTTTTCCAGGCATCGGAAGTTCGCCGATAGGTGCCCAACCTTGTTCACCATAACTCTTACAGTCAACGCAGGTTTTCTTATCTGCCTTTGCAACTCGTCTCATTTCTTTGTAACCCAAATCTTGGGCTACCATGTATTCACCGAGGGTGAAAAATGAAAAGGTTGGAGTTGCGAGATAACGTGATACACGTTCCGCGAGGGAAGGCCAGGTACGACCTTGAGCTCTCCGCTGAGCAGCCTCTTGAGTGCCTTCCTCTTCGGGGTTAGCACCTTCGAGCGCATCGGCTTCGAGATCGATTGCTCCGGG